CCATGAAGGTCACAATTCAAAAGGCGTGCAAGCTACGCGGTAACAACTGGAAGAAAGGCGCAACGCCGTCAGTTACTTCTGACTTTGCCGCAGAACTAAAAGCAAAAGGATACCTCGACGCCCCAAAGAAAAAAACGGACTCAGATAATAACGATTTAATAGAAGAATAAAATGGCCATTTTTAACGGTACAGAACTAGGAGTTTACATTGATAGCACGCTGATCGCAGCGGCCACAGATTGCTCGATTTCCTTAAACATGGAAACGATTGACATCACTACAAAGGACAGCGCGGGATTCCGTGAGCTGCTCGGTGGTGTAAAGTCTGGATCAATCAGCGTAAGCGGTTTGATTGATTACAACGACAGTGCAAACAAAGACGTTTCCGATCTGTTTACAGCCTTGGACAATCGCACGGCTTTGGCTTTAAAGTTTGCGAAAGCTACTCCAGTCGTTGGAGAAGATTTCAATTATAGCGCCAGCGGTTTTATTACTAGCCTTGAGCAGTCAGGTGGCACAGAAGACACAGCAACCTATTCAGCTACTTTCGAATTGACCGGTGCAATTACACAGACAGCTGAATGATTGAAGTAAACGGCACGGAGTACCCAGTGCGGTACAGCATGAAGGCGCTGAAGAAGTTTGAACGTAAGACCAAGGTCAATGTGTTCAGCCTATCCGATCCGTCAAAGCTGAGCGCAGACGCCTGCGCCTTTCTTTGCTTCGTCGGCGTTGAATGTGGATGCAGCTTTGAAGGTCAGGACTTCGATATGGATTTGATGACGTTCGAAGATCACATAACGCTGGAACACGTCACCCAATGCTTTGACGCACTCGGCGAATATAGCAGCGAAAAAAAAGCATAGACGGCACAGACAAGCCGATAGGCTGGCCGGATATAATACGGATGGGGATGGGCATATTGCGCCTGTCCCCTTCTGCGTTTTGGTCAATGACATTCGGCGAGGTAAGCCTGGCACTTGACGCCAACCGTGAGAGCGAAGAGATACGTGAGCGGATGGAGTGGGAGCGCACGCGGTGGCTCGGTTCTATGATCATGCAGCCCCACCTAAAAAAAGGGCGTAAATTGCAGCCAAAGGACCTGATGCTATTTCCATGGGAGAAACCAAAGGCCAAGGCCGGTAAGTTTAACAAGGAAGAACTTAGGCAGCGAATACTAGAAAGAGACCAATGGCAAAGCTGAACGATTTAATCGTAACGATAGGAGCGCAAACAAAGCAATTTGATAAGGCGCTTGGCTCATCTATGAAAAAGATGCAGCGCTTTGGTATGAACACCAAGAAGCTCGGCAAGTCCATGACCATGGGGCTGACCGCACCGATTGCGGCGCTTGGCTTTACAGCAGTAAAAGCATTCGACCAGCAGGCCAAAGCAATTGCACAGGTCGAGGCGGGTTTGAAGTCCACCGGTTCAACCGTTGGATATACTTCTAAGCAGTTGCAGCAGATGGCCAGCGACCTGCAAACGAAAACGATATTCGGGGATGAGGAAATATTAAAGGATGCAACTTCGCAACTGCTGACGTTTACCAACATTGCCGGCGATCAGTTTGCCCGCACGCAGTCCGTTGCTTTGGATCTTGCCACGCGATTAGATGGCGATCTAAAAAGCGCATCCATTCAATTGGGTAAAGCGTTGAATGATCCGATTGCAAACCTTAGCGCGTTAAGCCGGTCGGGTATTCAGTTCAGCGAAGACCAAAAGCAAGTAATTAAAAGCCTGACCGAATCCGGTAGGCTTGCCGAGGCTCAAACCGTTATACTTGACGAGCTAGAAAAGCAATACGGCGGATCAGCCGAGGCAGCAGCAAAGGCGGGCACGGGTGGGCTGAAGCAGCTAGCTAATTCATTCGGTGATTTGCAGGAGGAATTTGGTAAGATTATAATGGAGTTTCTTCCGCCGGTCATTGACGGCCTAAAGAATATGCTGGCGACATTCCAAAACCTCAGTCCAGCGGTTAAGAGATTTATGGTAATCGGTGCAGGTATTGCGGCGGCGCTTGGCCCGTTGCTTATCATACTGCCGTCATTATTAAGGGGGTTTATGCTGCTGGGCAGTTTTGTAGGTAAAACCTTACCAAAGCAATTAATGAAAATGTGGGGCGCGATGACTTCACCAATTGGTTTAGTCGTGTTGGCTATTGCTGGATTGGTTGCGGCGTTCTTTTATTTTTGGGATGATGTCAAGAAGCCTTTAGCCAATGCAATCAATGCTATAATCTCAATGTACAACGAAAGCGAAGGACTGCGGATTGCGGTTGCAGTTTTCAAACAGGCATTTGTTGCAGCGTTTACAATTGTTAAACGGCAGGTCTTAAATGTGGTTGATGCATTTGCTTTGTTGTTTAAGGCTATAAAAACCGCCTTTACTGATGGCTTTGCGGCAGCGGGCGACGTACTTACAGAAGGTTTCAAAACAATTGTAGAGGACACTGCGAAAGCGGGCGCGGATGTTTATGATGGCTTTGTTGAGGCAATTGAGGACGCTAAAACAAAAGATCCTGTTGAGTTTGTAACTACAGAAGACCTTGATAAAACAAAGGATAAAGTTGTAGGATTCTTTAGCAATCTAATTCCTGACCTAAATTTCAATGCATCAGACGGCGGCGGCGGCGGCGGTGCAGGTGCAACGGTAACACCCACACCAACCGAAACCGTAACCGTGCAGGCTGATCTCGAATTTCAGGATATTGAATTTATAGACGATGCAGATCTTGACGAAGAGGATATTGATAAGGTAATCGAGCGCACGAACCTTGTAAAGAATCAAATCAACAGCATCGCCGGAAGCATGGCCAACTTCATTGATAGCACATTTAAAAGCATCATAGCAGGAACGGCAACATTTGAGGAAGTCATGCGCGATATGATTAAGCAGATGTTGATTCAACTGGCTTCACTCATTGCTCAATTCGCCATTCTATCCGTGCTTATGCCGTCGTCATTAGTTGGCAAGGGCGGTAATGTAATGTCGCTCGGTAAGTTTATAGGCGGCGGCTTTGGCATTCCACAGATGGCCAGCGGTGGCATCGTAAGCGGGCCAGTCATTGCGCAGGTGGGTGAGTACGCAGGCGCACAGCATAACCCTGAAGTAATCGCACCACTCGACAAATTGCAGGCTATGATGGGCGGGCAAAGCGTACAGGTGACCGGCAAGATTTCAGGCCGCGATATACTGCTAACCAGTGAACGAAATGCAATCGACCGAAACCGAGTAAGGGGATTCTGATGGCTGATCCAATACGACTATACGCAGAATTTACCGATGACCTGGGCACGGACTACCGGGTGAATATCCACGATGCAGATTTCACCGGCACGGCGGGCACGTTTAAGCTCGGTGCTGATGGGTTTGTCTTGACATACACCGGCAACAATGAAGACCGGATGCAGGGCGTTATCGGTAGTGAGTTGACATTCACGCTGACAGAAGAAACCAGCATTCACACCACCTTCATGGACCTGCTTACCACGACACCCGAACAACGGTTTTCGGTGAGCGTGTACAAAGATCCGGACGGGGTAAATAGTCCGTATTGGTTTGGGGTATTGTATCCGGAGCAGGTCACACGGCCATACGATTACCAGCCGATCCAGAACACCCTAACAGCAGCCGACGACCTTGGTAATTTGCAATATATTAAGCACGATTCGACAGGCGGCGGAGATGTGCCGACGCTGTTGCTGCATTGTTTGAACCGCACACGGGCGACCCATCTTTGGGGTACTGACGTCTTTCTTTATTACGTCAATGACTTTAAGGCGGTAGATTACACGGGAAGCAACCAGCTGATTGACACGGGCATTTCAAATTTGTCGCTAGGCAACCCAGACAGCAACGGAGTCAATCAATACTATTCAACCTTTGAGATACTCGAAAGCCTGACGAAGGTATTTAACGCGCGTTTATTTCAAAGCGAAGGCGTTTGGTGGTTCTTGCCATTGGGCGCGCAGCAGGCGAGTACTACCCTAACCGTAGAAGGCAAACAGAAAGACGGAACGGATATAACACAGGGCACCTTTAGCGCAGCGCGTGCATTTGATTCGACATTGGAACGGCTACGCGGATACCAATACAGTGGGCTAGCACCGTTAAAGGAAGTGCGGCGCACGCGCAAATACAATGGCAACTATCCGCTCATATACGATAACCTTTATACCGAAACCGAATTCGGCAACACGTTAGAGGATACAGATATAGACTACTTGCAGGATACAGAATTCGCAATTACCGGCACATTTAATTACGAGTATGCTGGCGACGGCGTAGCTACCGGCGACGACCTTGTGGCGCGTGTGATGCTTCGCTTCCTTGTTAAGGTGGGCACGCAGTACTTGCAACGGGATGCACAGTTTACAGAAACAACGTTAGACTTTCAGCTCGGCGCGTTGGATGACGGCGTACTCGAATACACTTCACACGTTTACAGCAATCCACAATGGACGGCAACGCCCGAATATTATGAAGTCGTTAGCTACGTATTCAACAGGAACGAAGGCGGTGAAATTACCATGCCCATTGTGATTAATACGCCAGCGCTACCAAGTGACCAAACCGGCATGGATTTAAGCGTTACCATTGTCGGCATCGATGACGATGGCGGATTGGATGGCACGCTAGTGAACACATCAACGGCAGATTTTAAAATTTCGGTATTGCGTGCTGACCTCCTGGGCAATAATGCGCTAGGCGATGAGGTTGTTTTTACAGCTACAAACAGCGACACGGCACGCGCCGAGATTGACCAAGGACTTTGCTTATTTGGTGACGGTGAAACACAGAACGCCGACGGGGTTATACGCGTCATTGTGGGCGTCAATGCCGTACCGGTAACCCAATGGCAAAGCTTAAACTACACAGGTACTGGCATAGGAATTAACCGGCTAGGCGTGCAAGAGATATTAGCAGGCCAGCGGATCAGCACACCGATACAACGCGGCTCAGTATATGGGAGTGATTTAAAGATGTGGCAAGTGCTGGACGACACAGCTGGCGACTTTGCACTATTCCAACTTACATTCACAGCGCGATCCATCGAAACCGAATTAGAGGCGTTTCTTGTTTCGCGGGATGCGACGACGGTAACGACAGCGATAGGCGACGCCATCGACGTGGTTGACCCGATAACCCACAATCCCGGCTTGGGCGTGACAGGTGCAACGGAGGCGCTAAATAGGACGCTGCTGATTGGAGAGGATAGCTACGGTTCACGCGTGCAGTACAGAACCGCCACCGTGACGAATCGAACAGGCACAACGTACAACGTGAGGCCGATTGATTACATGATTATGAACACATGGACAGGCGGCAACGGTGCAAGCATTATTTATTTACCGCTGGTTGCAGATAACGAGGGGCGCAGCATTCAGTTCCATAGCGACAACACAATATCAGCAAATCAATACGTAAGCCTGCGACCCAACACGGGCGATACCGGCGTAACTATCGATGGCGCAACGTCCTACGATTTCAATCGTGCTTATGATGGCGTTAC